TCTCCGCTTTGCATTGCTGACAACGCCACTTGATATAGTGCTTCGCTTTCTGTTGTCTTCCGACCACCCTCGTTTTTACTGTTATCTCCTTATCACTCATCGCTTCATCCCCCGAAATGGACAATTCGGACAATTTACCTGCTTATACGCTGGGTCGGATGCGGTCTCTGTACCGGGGTACGTGTAATGCAATTCGGTATTGCAGCGGGGACAGGTCACGCCTGCTCTTATATCAGGTTGGTATGGGGTATAGTTCTTAGCTACACGCTTGTTGTGTTCGTCAAGTGTTTCCATGTTCAACCTCACTTTTTGGGAGGTGTTCTTTTTTTAAAGCGCACGATTTGGTGGCTCTTCCAGACTCGATAGCCATCAGGTACAGGTTGACACTTGTATTTGAACCCCAGTTCAACCATTTTTTCTTTAAGCCCTCGAGCATGTCCCCTTGTTGGGAAGAGAATCGAGTCTCCGTATTGCATTTTGTTGATCATCGACTCCCAATAATTGTAGTAAGGGACGTTCTTTTCAATTTTGTAGTCTCTTTTCATTTCTTAATCTCCGAAGAATTTTTTCATGGCCCATACCGTTACGAAGATGGTAGGCCAGACCAGGAATCCAATAAGAAACGCTAGGGTTGCTGTGGTCATGCTTCACTCCTCAGACCAGTGGGTGCAGGCCAGTGCAGTCGTTGCAGATCCTGGTTTTCGAGTAGTTTTTTCAGAACAAAATGATCAGGGTTACGCGCAAGAATGCTTTTGCAGGTGATGCACTGCAGCGCGTTTCCTCGGTAATGGTTCAGGTTTTTTGTTTCGCCGCAAAAGGAACATATTCGCGCTTCGAGTTTAGTGCTCATGCTTTGTCTTCCAGAAATCCAAAAGTGCTTTGTTGTTGGAGAATGAACGAGGCTTTTGCATCATCGGGGGCGTCGCCTTTGACATGAATCTCAAAGAAGTTCAAATGTGGTAGAGGGAAGTCTTCGTCTTCGTTATGAATTTCTTCGGGATTTAAATCCCTAATAATCTTTTGAGCTTCAGCGTTAGACATACCAGCAGGGATTTGGACAATGCGCAGGGAGGCTAGATTCTTTTTAGTCATTACTCGAATGTTTCTAGTTGCTTGGTTCATGTTTTAGGGCCTCATACTCAGCAACCGATACAATTGCTTGTCAGTTGCTATGGTTAAGTTTCTGAAGAACGTCTGGTTATTGAGAGGAGACTCTTCTTCAATAACCACATGACAGTTGTCAGGCAATCGCACAGGCTCCGCCCATGTCCCGGCTTCGTTACGTGAGTAGTAAAGTATGGGTATGTTGTCGCGAGCACTGCGCGGTCCTTCGATGTAGATAGTTTTAGTCATTGCGACCTCCCACCAATGCTTACGGGGCACTGCCCAGGCGAATGGTTTGATCATGGTTCTGCCTCTGTCAGTAATGTACGGTGTGTTTCAAAACCGCACCGCGTACAACGTTCCCATGCGTGTGTCTCGTTTTGAACGTAGACATACGTGTTAGAGGTGATGCACTCCCAGCAGTCTTCTTTGCGAACAACTCTTAGGGGGCCGTTATCGTGGTGGTAAAATGTAGGCATCAGGGTCTCCTGGCTATGAAACAGCTTCTGTAATTGTGATCAGGCCAGTGGATTTTGAAACGCGACCCGCGAGCCGTATGCGTTCAAGCTCGTCAGGCATCTCACCGTCACCAATAAAGTCGTAGTGGGGAGACCCATCGATGGGGTCACAACCTGTAAATCGCCAACGTTGATTGTCAGTGATGATGATCATGAAGTCGGATTCAGACCCATCGTTGTAAGTCACATCATCGTGAACGAGCTGAAGTTCTTCGTTTATTTCTGAAACGTTTAGAAGTCGGTCTTGGTTAGCAAATTCAATTTCGTAACAACATGCTTCAAATGGGTTAATAAAATGGAATTCAGCATTTGCGAATGCTTTGCTTAACGTAATACTCGCGCCCCATCTATTTTCTCTGATGACGACGTAGTGGTTAGTTGCAGTCAAAGATGATTTTGTTTCTGTAGACATCAGATCCTCCTAATGATCAAAATGATGATAGTGAAGCAGGCACGCTAGGCCCCCAGGGCCTCCGCCATGAGCCATACAGCTCCATAAAAAAACCCCACCCGACCGGAGTCGGATGGGGAGTAGGGGTTAAGCAAACGCTCGATCAATGTCGTCATCCTCGAAGTCCGGTTCGGAGCTTCGCGGTGCAGCAACATTCTCGATTCTCTTAGCTCCCGGTAGATAGGAGCTGTCGTAGAGACCAAGATCGATGACTCCTGAACCGCGATTTTCTTGAAATTCACGGTTAGAAAGCTCGATAGCTTCGCAAGCTTCAGAGAAATCATTGGTCTTGAACGGAACTGACCAGTTATTCTGATCGTCCTGAACCGAAGGCGCGTACATATAAAGATCATCGTAGTTTTCTTTAAACTTCGACTGGAGATCTAAATGTATGTAGTTCAGATTCGTGTAGACTTCCTCGATCTGAAGACGCAGGGTTGCGAGAGATGATGCATCGATGCCAACTTCGTCGGCTATATCTTGTGCCCAATCAACGCCAGTGCCGCCAAGCGTAATAGTCTCGTTAACAACTACTTTGTCGCGAGCGACTGAGAGGTTGTAAACAGCGCGGGTAGCAGAGTCCATTACGCGTTGCAGGTAGCCACAGAATGAAATGTCATAAACATGTGGTTTAGGTAAAGGGCGCAGGGCCTTTCTGGCAACGTCACAAGCTCGCTCGTGGTCGTTATGGTTCTCGATACCAGCCCACAAAATGGCGTGATAGATGTTCGGGATCTGATCGGTGTAGTTCATCTTGTTGGCGATGAGTGCCGAACAATCCCTCTGGTTGCGAGAAGTTTTGTGCAGCTGCTTCTCTAGGATGATTGTTTCAAGAAGTTCAAAAGTATTAGTAGTGCTCATAGTATCCTCCGTGAATACTGAAAGGGAATTTAATTAGCGAACCAAATGGTTCAATTTTGAAACCCGACGCTAAAGCCCCCTGGGGCTTTAGCTGGTTAGTGAACGTACTCCCTCGATAGAAAATCAAACTCTTCGGGAATAATACCGTTGGTATTATCGCTATGTAAAGAAATTAATTTACTATTATCGGAAGACGAATCAAATTGGTCAGAATTGTCGTCATCAGAGACGAGAGACCAGCGTTCAACGTGGAAATTCAGGATGTTCAAGGTAGTGCTCCTTATCGGTTACGGTAGTCGTGATAGTCAATCGCGGCGGATAGACCAGTGTGATCCTCCAGTTCGTCGACGTCAGACTCGATATCCATGAGCAGTAGAGTCATTATACCCAGCATAACGTCACTGGGGTTCTCTTTTGCATAGGCAATCGACTTATCGACGAATGGTTTTGCTTTGGCGCTATATTCGCGTCGCTTATTGAGAATTCGCGCTGCGGCTGCTTTGGCGTCATTCAGCATTAATTTCCTCCAATGATGATAGTGAAACGGTATCGTTAGCGTCACAGTAGTACGCATTCGGGATGGTTTGCTTCGTGCAGTAGAGTCCCGGTGGAATGTCCTCTGACATTACCTGGGCCTCGTTAAACAACTCGAAGCCAAAAGCAGCGAAGAAGGCAGCAACAGCAAAGAAGGCCATTGCTGCTAGGTTTGTGTTATCAGATGCCATCGTCAAAAGCCTCCGATAGTTTGGTAACCTTGGAAGGGTTGGTTCTGATCTCCTCTATAATGACGGCCACGCCAACGAAGTATCCGATTAAAAGTCCAACGATTAGGGAAAGTACTGCGGTCATAGTAGACCTCCTATTGTGATTAGGATTGAAAGTGCGCCAATGGCGATGATGTTCATAACGAGCATTACTGCGTTAAGCATTAACAACTTGAGCATGTGACCTCCTTATTCTTTCGTCGCCGCAATAGGTGCAAATCTGGTGACCATTGTCATGTAATTCCTGATAGTCGTGAAAAACGTCATTGAGGAGACGTACACCAGCGCGACAGAACTGCTTGCTCTCACCGTTACCGTATCGCAAGCGAAGGCGTTTTGCCTCTTTGATCATGTGGGCAGTGCCACGCGAATTGTTGAGCTGGAACGAGATCAGGTAGTCTGCGTACTCAGCCATTTGCGTGTTACGTTTGTATCCAGCAGATCTGCCGTACTTATTCCAGTGGGCAGGGAAACGAGTCAGTTTAAAACCTGATGATAGTGCGTACATTTCACCTTGTGCGTCTGCACCACGGGCCATACCAGATACGATTTCGATGTCGCCTTCTTCGCGTATACCATCGAGGAAATAGTCACAGACTGCCTTAAGGTAGTGGTAATTATCGAAGTTCCTGCTGCCAGCGATAATGACTTTGAAAGAATTGTTCATTTTGTATCTCCTTGGTCATCGATGAGGTTTATGGTTCGCGACACGCGGTTCGGGGTAAAAATGGTGTTTATAAAACTAAATAGCATAAGAAAGCTCCTTTATATGCTGAAAAGATAGGAGTGAAATAGAACAAAAAGCTCAAAAAAAGCCGTGTGTGCCAGCAAAAGGGGGTGTGTGCCACGATGTGTGCCACAATGTGTGCCAGCTAAAATCTCTATTTATTTATTTAAATCAAAGACTTATAAATGTGTGCCATGTGTGCCAGCTAATTTGAGTTAAAGTTCGTTTAAAACGATGATTAGCGTTTTTCAAAACATCCCTTATGCTTAACTCAGAAAAAAGCTGACACACATGACACACAAACGGGTTTTTTGCGCGTAAGTTGATGATAGTTAAAGGAAAAAGTGTGTGTCAGGAAGGCCAAAAACTGCTGGTGTGTGTGCCACCTAAGCTGACACACATGACACACACGATGAATTTCATGCGTTTCTCCCGTTACCGTTTGCAGGCGTGATGGTCATGAGCCTTGAACCGCGCCTCGCGTTCATCGAACCCCATGCGGAGGTACTGATGGTAGAGACGCTTTAGCTCCTGAAGATCTTTCGCGGATCGCGCACTTGGATCGCGATTAATCGGTGCGCGTGTCGTGCTTCGCGTTTGGTATCGCATTACGCTGCTCCTTTGGGGGTGTCTGATCCAACTAGGCACTGCTCGGTATAGGCGGTGCTGTTCTGTACCTTGGCGCAATTGGGGCAGGTGCGCGTTTCGCGATACCCACCGTCGCGTACTTTCTTCCAAGCGTGCAGGTTGATGACGCCCTTCTTACGAACGCGATCCACGAATCCCGATACTTTCTTCATGGGCACTGCTTGCTTGAAACGGTACACGTTGCCTGATGCAGACTTGACGTAGACGACTGTTGCGTCCTCTTTGCTCGCGGCAACCTGGGCAACTCTTGCTGTTGTTATGGACATGGTGCTTCTCCTTGTTATGTGACTGAGAACTTCAATCACTTCACAAACGAAGCCCGACGCAGCGTGAGCTTGTCTCACGGTGCAGATCTACCTCGGTTTTTGCGACAAGGTTCCATGACCGGAAACCAAAACAAGGTTCCAGATACGCGAATCGGGGGACGTGGTACGCGCAGGGGCAAGGGGGGAGATAGTGCGTGAGTGATATAGAAGTAAATTTGAAAAAATTTTTTTAAAAAATATCTGTGATATTATTTCCGCCCCATGAGCGACTTAAAAATTTGCTCGACTTGCCAACGTGAACTACCCCGCGAACTTTTTGAAGCTAAACGAAGGTCGTGCCGCGCATGTCGAACCACGAGCCAGAGAAAACGAACATCGTCCTCCTACGAGCACTACCTTCGCTATTTGTATTCCAACGCGAAATCCTCTCTGACCAGCGAAACCAAAACCCATCCCCGCGATATAGCCTGGGAGCTGGAACCTCATGATTTAATTGCCCTGTGGGAGAAACAGGAAGGCCGTTGCGCGATCAGCGGAGTCTTCCTCACGCATCACAAAGATGGCACCGGGAGGTACGATTTCAATGCAAGTATCGACAGGATTAGTCCAGATCTACCTTATACACCCCAGAACGTTCATCTAGTTGCGTACCGAATTAACATTATGAAACACACGTTAACCAGCGATATGTTCTATTGGTGGGTAAAAACGATCCACGATTTCTCTTGCGATTAGATAATACCTACACTAATATTCGCAAAGATGGAAGTAGAATTAATTGCGGTTGACGGTCTGGACGATGCAATCGTCGGTACGACTTTTTGTAATCGTGTGGAAGTCCTTGTTTATGACTACGACAAGGCCGTCCAGCTTGCTATGCACGGCAATGATATGAGCGAAGCAGACGCTGAGTTGTTGATAGCAGATTTGGCTGTTGCGGATGTGGTCGGTAAGCCACTTTTTATTCATTTTTACGATAACAACGCTGAATATGACGGACTTAGCGCAAGCGCAACCCTCCACTGATCTCGTGAGCGAACACACAGAGTTTGAAAGCCTCATGCCGTACATGGGCCTGTCTCGCGGATCGCTAACCGTGCAGCAGGAAAAGTTAGTCATGCTTATCGTATCGGGCATGACTGTCGCGGCAGCGGGTCGCGGTGCAGGCTACGCGTCTTCGTCAACGGCATATACAGCCGCGAAGCTCCCCCAGGTTCAACAAGCTATTGAATATTTCCGGCAGGAGATGCGCGAAGAGGTGAAGTTCACCACGCAAAACGCGCACATGATGTACATGGAGGCGTACAACTCTTCTGCCAACGCGACTGAGATGAAAAACACGACTGATTCTCTCGTCAAACTCCACGGACTGGTCGCACCAGACAACTCGACACAAGTAAATATTCAGGTGAATGGCACCAAGCAGCTTGAGCGGATGACCGATGAGGATTTGTTGAAGATTGCGGGGAAGGAAATTGACTACTTGGAACCCAAAAGCGGTGAGAGTGAAGAAAGCTGATGTTGAGCAACACTCATCAAAATTTCTTAGCTCAAAAACCATGAGGAATATCAGGAAAAAGTACGGGAATAAGCCGAAATGAAAAAGTTTGTTATAGCAGCAGTGGTTCTCCTTGCAGGTTGTGGGTCTGTACCCCCAATCGATCTACAGTTGGAGCTTGAAGCCTTGGGCGGGTTAGTAAAAGTGAACCCTGCCATCACTATTGGTGATGGGAAGGTCGGCCCGACAGGGGTCGAGGTCATTATCGACGAAGAAAAGCTTAATGGTCAGTAGACACCTACTGTGCGCGAAGCTGTCGGCTCGTGTTTATAAGCACTGGGATGCGCGAACCGCTGGCATCGAATCGTTAACCAACGAGGATAAATCGATAATCGCGTTTGCAGGCACTGATGTGCGGCAACCGCAGGATGTGTTGCGGGATCTTAGAATTATTCCGCTCTGGAGTCCCGACTTGGGACTCTCTCCCGCTGGGTTCTTAAAAGCAGCGAGGCGATTGGGTTACATCGTCTTGGACCACTTGGCTGACAACCGTATGGAGAGCGTAACTCTCACGGGACATTCGCTCGGAGGTGCTGTTGCGCTAATCACTGCAGCGCTGATTGCGAGGGAGTGCCCTGGTGATAAGAAGGTTCGTGAAGTCGTGACGTTTGGCGCACCGCGAGTCGGTAGGTTAAGGACGTTGGACTGCCCGATTACTCAGTACCGTTACCAGAATGACATTGTGCCGACAGTCCCGTGGCTCATGCCGCGCCCCGGCAAATTAACCCAGATTGGTGACAACAACACTCGTGGCAATTGGATCAGCGACCACGGGATCATGAACTACATCAACGAGCTTCGGAGGCGGGATCTTGAATCTGTACACGTATAAGGTTCAGTACGTTCACTCTGTTTACGATGGCGATACCTGCACGCTGGATATTGACCTCGGTCTGAATACGATTCGGCGGAAGGAAAAAGTGCGGTTGTATGGCATCGATGCCCCAGAGCTACGCGGCGTCAGTGATGAGGAGAAAGAGCGTGGTAGAGCAGCGCGGGACTGGTTGTGGGAAAAGTTGGATGAGGCGGAAGAAGTTCTAGTTCGCACACACAAAGACAAAACAGGTAAATACGGGCGGCTGTTGGGGACGCTCTATGCTGATGGTAAGAACCTTAACAGCGCTCTGATCGATCAGGGTCTGGCGAAACCATACGGCAAATGAAAAAAATTGTCTGCATAAGGTGTAAGAACTCGCATCCTGAAACGTTGTATGCGGGAGATGATCGCCTTTGTGTTTATTGCAAAGCCGATATTGCAGAGCAGCAACCGTTGCCTGCCCCGGCCCTGCAGGAAGAAGAGAAGGAACAGACGTTAGAGGAGAAAGCGCGTGCTGAGTTGGCGTTGCGCTTTCTAACACGTAAGCGGTTATTACCCTTTGTTGAACGTTTCAACCCCGATTATTCAGCGGGTTGGGTTCACAAAGACATTTGTAAACGATTAGAGGAGTTCAGTCGCGATGTCGCTGAAAAAAAGAGTCCTAGACTTATGCTCTTTATGCCGCCCCGTCATGGTAAAAGCACTTTGGCTTCGGTGGGGTTCCCAGCTTGGCACCTGGGCCGAAATCCAGAGCACGAGTTTATCTCTTGTTCTTACTCGGGTTCGCTCGCAATGGCATTCAGCCGCAAAGTCCGTGGTCTCCTCCGCGAAGAAGGTTATAAAGCAGCGTTTAAAACCCGTCTTGACCCTCAATCGCAGTCAGCTGAAGCGTGGCTTACAACGTCTGGCGGAGGTTATGTCGCGGCGGGGGTAGGTGGTGGTATTACGGGTAAAGGCGCACACATATTAGTGATCGATGACCCTGTCAAAAACAGGGAGGATGCGGAGTCTTCAAATGCGAGAGAAAGTACGTGGGATTGGTACACATCTACTGCGTACACCCGTCTCGCTCCTGGTGGCGGTGTACTTGTCATTCTTACTAGGTGGCACGATGATGACCTTGCGGGGAGACTCCTCAAAGCCGCAGCAGATAACGGCGAGCAGTGGGAAGTCGTCAACTACCCCGCAAGAGCTGAAGTTGACGAAGAGTTCCGCAAAGCAGGCGAAGCGCTTCACCCTGAACGATATGATGCCGAAGCTCTAGCGCGAATCGAGCAAGCGGTTGGACCACGCGATTGGTCTGCTCTGTACCAGCAGAACCCTGTTGCCGATGACGGCGAATATTTCACCAGAAGTATGATCCAGTACTTTGATCGAGATGATATTGATCTTGATCGAATGAAATTTTACTGCGCGTGGGATTTGGCGATTGGTAAAAAGGATCGGAACGACTACACGGTTGGCATCGTTGTCGGTGTTGACGAATCAGACTGCATGTTCGTCGTCGATATGGTGCGGGGTCGGTTTGATGGCTTCGAGCTGGTTGAACAGATCCTTGATCTCTACGAGGTCTGGAAGCCAAGCATTATAGGAATAGAGAAAGGACATATCGAGATGGCTCTAGGGCCATTCTTGGAGAAGCGCGTTCGTGAGCGAGGGCTCTATGAGGCGTATTTTAAAGACTTAAAAACTGGGCGGCGGGATAAGGAGGCTCGTGCCCGTGCGATTCAAGGCAGGATGCAGCAGGGCATGGTGTTTGTGCCCCGAGAAGAAGCTTTTACAGGCCCATTGGTAGCGGAACTATTACGTTTTCCAAATGGTGTTCACGATGATCAGGTCGATGCATTGGCATGGATCGGTTTAATGATGACGGAATTTTCAACGTTTGTAGAAAAGGTTGAACACATTCCTTCGTGGCGTGACAGATTGCCAGGGCTGATGAAAAGCGAACGAAACAAATCTGCAATGAGCGCATGACATGAAACAGCAAAAAATTAGCCCTGATAAAGAAGAAGAAATCACACGTACCCAATGGATGCGCTATGAGCGAGCCAGGGATAACGGTCATTTAGATTATGTCTACATGGCTCAGAGGTGTGATGACTATTACCAAGGTGAACAATGGGATGATGACGATGAAGCTGCGCTGGAAGCGCAAGGTCGTCCAGCACTCACGATCAATACGATTCTTCCTACTGTAAACACCATATTAGGTGAGCAGTCTAACCGCAGAGCGGATATTCAGTTCAAACCGCGCCGTGGTGGTAGCCAGGATGTCGCGAATACCCTGACAAAACTTTACATGCAGATCAGCGATAACAATAAGCTGGACTGGGTGGAGCAACAGGTGTTCAGCGACGGTCTGATTATGGACGGTCGCGGGTACTTTGACGTGAGGATGGACTTCAGTGACCACGTTGAAGGCGAGGTTCGCATCACCGCAAAAGACCCGCTGGACATTTTGATTGATCCAGATGCTAAAGATGCAGACCCGAAGACGTGGAATGAGGTCTTTGAGACTAAATGGATGACCCTCGACGAGATCGAGGAGGTTTACGGTAAGAAAAAGTCGGAAAGGCTCCTTTTTATAGCCGAAAACGGCATGAGTTACGGAGCGGATTCAGTTGAGTACCACGAATCGCGGTACGGAGACACGGAAAATGGCGATGATCACTTCGGCGCGGGGGTTCCTGGCGATGATGAATACCGAAATGTGAAGTCATTACGGGTTGTAGAGCGTCAACATAAGAAATTATCGCGATGTTCCTTCTTTGTAGACCCCGAAACGGGTGATCAGCGGCAATGTCCAGACGTTTGGAACGAGCGAAAGTGCAAAAAGTTCGCAAAAACGCATGGTTTGGAGTTAATTAGCAAAGTTATTCGCAAAGTTCGTTGGACGGTGACCTGTGATCAGGTGGTTTTGCACGATGATTGGTCGCCTTACAAAGATTTTACGATTGTTCCTTTCTTTTGTTACTTCCGACGCGGTAGACCCTTCGGGGTTATCCGAAATTTGCTCTCTCCACAAGAACAATTGAACAAAATTGCCTCGCAAGAGCTGCATATCGTCAATACAACAGCTAATTCAGGCTGGATGGTAGAGAGCGGCTCGCTGGTTGGCATGAGTCCAGACGATTTGGAGGAGCATGGAGCCGAAACGGGCCTCGTTTTGGAATATGCACGCGGCACTACGCCCCCTGTGAAGATAACCGCGAACCAGATACCGACTGGTTTGGATCGAATCGCGATGAAAGCAGCTGCGAACATTCAATCCATATCCGGTATTAATGAATCGATGCTGGGTACTGATAGTGCTGAAGTGTCAGGAGTCGCGATCCAGGCCAAACAGAACCGTGGCGCGGTCATGATTCAGGTGCCGCTCGATAACTTACGCAAAGCAAGGCAGTACTTAGCTGAGAAGGTGCTTGATTTGGTCCAGACCTTCTATAACGAAACGCGGATTATTCAGGTCACAAACGAGGAAGATCCACTGAAGCCTCGTGAAGAAATGATTATTAATGGAGTTACGCCTGAAGGTGAGATTATCAATAATCTTACGATAGGTGAGTATGACGTTATTGTTTCAACTGCACCTGCCAGAGATAGCTTCGACGAGGTTCAGTTTGCCGAAGCATTGAGCTTGAGGCAGGTCGGTGTAGCTGTACCGGATGACGCGATTGTTGAATACAGCCATTTGGCGAAGAAAGGCGAACTTGCCAAACGTATTCGAGAGATGACAGGTCAGGAACCACCTACCGACGAGCAGTTACAGGCTATGGAAGCTCAACAGCAGGTTGCAATGATGCAGCTGCAGCTTGAGATCGCGAAGCTCCAGGCTGAAGTTGAAAAGATTCAGTCCGAAGCGACTCTTAACATGGCTAAAGCTCAAGGTGCGGCGGAAGTTGATCCGCAAATGCGCGTTGCGGAACTGCAGGCCAAGATCCAAATGAATCAAGATCAGCTAGACCTCCGCAGGGAGTTATCTGCTGCTACAAATGATATTCGTCAGAGCCAATCTGAGACTAGTGCTGCGACGAAGATTGCAACGACTGCTATGCAGCAGGCACGACAGACCGCTTTACCCCAACCCGAAACCCAACCCCAGGAATAGGACGCTTCTATGAGTGAACAAGAGACAGAGAGCCAGCCAGAGCAGAAAGAATTGCAGTTTGATGTGATGCCAGGTGCCGACAAAATCGAAGATGATGATCAGCCATTGATTGATCTGAGTTTTGAAGCAGCAGAGGAAGAAGCTCCTACTGAAGAGGCTGAAGAGGCTGAAGAGGCTGAAGCGGAGGAACCTGAAGCCGCTGAAGAAACTGAGGAAGTAGAAGCAGAGGCTGACGAGGAAGCTGAAGCAGAAACTGATGATGAGGTCGATGCTGAAGTTGAACCGGAAGAAGAGCCGGAAGAAGAACCAGAGCCTTTGCCTGAAGCCGCTACGAAAAAAAGCCCGATGGTCCCTAAAGCCAGACTTGACGAAGTCTTGGCGAAACAGAAAGCGCTCCAAAAGCAGTTGGATGAAGTGAATGCTGCTAACGCCAAGGCTGAAGAAGCTCCAGAGGAGTACGACTTCGACGCGAAAGAAGTGGAGTACCAGAATATGGTGCTGGACGGCGAGACGGATAAAGCAGTCGCGTTGCGGAGGGAGATACGGCAAGCAGAAAGGAAGCAGCTTGAATTTGAAATGCGTCAGGAGATGAATGAGACCGTTAATCAAAATCAGCAGATGACCGCGCTTCAGCAAGCTGCTACTGCGATGGAAGAAGCTTATCCCGTATTTAATCGCAACTCAGAAGACTTCAATGAGGAGTACACCAATGAAGTCGTTGAATTGCGTGATGCATTTATTCTGAAAGGTTACGACACGGTTGATGCATTAAGTAAGGCGGTTAAATACGTCGTCAAAGATCATGACCTAGATGGTGCGCCGGAAGAGGCTCCCTCATTGGCAGGGAAAGCAAAGAGCGTTGATGAAGTAGCGAAGAAACGCGCACAAGTCAGCAAAAAGCTCAAAGCCGCAGAAGCGCAGCCGCCGGAATTACCCGGTGAAAGCAGCTCAAATCATGGTGAGAAAGGGGTCGATATTAATAATCTGACTGAGGAAGAGTTTGCTGCTCTTCCAGACGCCACTTTGAAACGCCTTCGTGGGGATATTCTATAGCCTTTTGTAACCCAACATTGAGCAGACACTTAATGTTGGGACACGAAAGTTTTGCTTTTAAGATATTAATATACTAATATTTAATGTACCTTCGTCTATCAGTACGATAACTGATCGGCCCGTAGCCGCTAAAAACGTACATTCGCCTGCACAAGGCGTTAAAACTGCCGAGTTCGTTACTCGTTAATCAACGCTAGTTCGTCGTCACACGATACGTGAACAACGGATTAGCCGCTCCATTAAGTCGGCTAACTATGTCCAGCAGTAATAGCTGGGATATTAAAATGTCTACTTATTGGAGAGTCTAAAATGGCTTTAACGAATTTTGGTACGCTGACAGGCGACCAGCTGCAGATGTGGTCTCGCGACTTCTGGAAAGTTGCGCGAAACCAGTCTTTCATTAATCAGTTCGCCGGAACTGGTTCAAACGCGATGGTTCAGCGCGTTACTGAACTGACCAAAAACCAGAAAGGCACGAAAGCAAATATCACGTTGCTTGCCGATATGACCGGAGACGGTATCACTGGTGATAACACCTTGGAAGGCAACGAAGAAGCCCTCCGTGCGTATGACATCACCATCGAGCTGGATCAGCTGCGATTTGCAAACAGGATCGCTGGTCGTATGACTGACCAGAAGACGGTTGTAAATTTCCGTGAACAGTCTCGTGATGCACTGGCTTATGCAATGGCTGATCGCTGTGACCAGCTGGCATTCCTGACGCTGTCGGGTGTTGCTTACACTCACAAAAACAACGGTGGTCTGCGAACTACTTCATCTTCTGCTGGGCACGAACTGGTAGACCTGGAGTTTGCTTCCGATGTTTCTGCTCCAACTGGTGATCGCCACCGTCGTTGGGACGCTACTAGCGGTCTAGTCGCAGGTGACACTACTGCTGTCGCTGACGCTGACAAGATCGGCTACCGCACAATCGTAGAGTTGAAGGCATACGCCAAAGACAACTACATCCGTGGTATCCGAGGCGCTGGTAACCAGGAAACGTTCCACATGTTTGTTACTCCGCAGCAAATGGCTGACCTGAAGTTAGATTCTGACTTCTTGGCGAACGTGCGAAACGCTGGTGTACGAGGTGGTTCAAACTCTCTGTTCTCAGGTTCTGCGAGCCTGATGGTAGATGGTGTGATGATCCATGAGTTCCGCCACGTGTTTAACACCTCTGGTGCTACGACTGGTACTTCATCTAACGCTGGCGCTGCTGGCTACAAGTGGGGTGCTGATGCCGACGTAGTTGGTGGACGCGCTCTGTTCTGTGGCGCTCAGTCTTTAGCACTGGCTGACATTGGTCTGCCCGAAATGGTCGAAGACACCTTCGATTATGGGAACCAGTCTGGTATTTCTGTAGGCAAAATCTTCGGTCTCCGTAAGCCTAAGTACAACAGCGACGTAAGTGGCTCTGTACAGGACTTCGGTGTTATCGCTCTCGATACTGCCCAGTAAGACCTGTAACCCCCTCTTCGGAGGGGGTTTGCTTTTAACGAAAGGTATTAGCCTATGTATCGTCGAAGAAGAGCTTCCCACGCTCAACGTCGAGCCGCATTAAAAAGGTACGACGCGAAACGAACCAAAAAAAGCTCAACTGACGTTTCGTCTGCAAAGAAAACTGAAACCCCAAGGCGTAAAACAGTGGGTGAAAAAGCCCGTGCCGGGAATAAGGTTGTTCAGACAGCAGCTGCAAAAGAAGCTAGAAAAAGAAAGACCCCATCTCGATCCCGAAAGAGATCCGATGCTGCGATCAGTACTGCAGCGTCAGGAAAACTGACCAAGAAGCCAACACGCTTTGGCCAAGGCTCTTCTAAGACCATTACGCGAAATGGCAAGAAGATGGCGAATGTTTCTGCTGAACAGTTAAAGAAGACAGGTATGTCTTTACGGTCATACATGAATGCGTGGAACAAGTCAGGAAAACGTCCGACAAAACAAAAATAGGAGTTTATAGGTGAAAGTAATTAGCAAGGAACCGTTGCGAATCGCAACGCTAAGTGGAGCAGTCGTCTTGTTTGAAGGCGGTATTGCTCGTGAGATCAGTGATGAGATTGGGCTTCTGGCTATCCAAATGGGGGCTAAAGAAGTCGTTGAAGGTACAGCAGCACCTGAAATAGAACTTGAAATAGAAGAAGTAGCGCCTGTTGATGATAGTCAACAGATTATGGCTGCTGCTGCAGATGAAGCAGAACTTGATATCGCTCTTTGCAGATTAATGGACGAAGGTGATCCAAAAAATTTCACAGCTGATGGCTATCCGAAAGCAGCCGTGGTCAACAAGATTTTGGGTAAGACTATTGATTCTGAAACGCGCAAGGCTGCGTGGGAAAATATATTAAATTCATAAGGACTGACACATGGCCGTCACTGTAGCAAGTGTTATAGATCGGGTAGAAAAAGTACTTCAAGACACTACGAACATCCGCTGGCCCGAAGCAGAACTAGTTCTTTGGGTTAACGACGCACAACGTGAAATAGCCTTGCTCAAACCGGATGCCAGTGCAGTTAACGCTACGATTACTCTTGCGACTGGCACCAAACAAGGCATCCCAAGTGCTGGCAATAGGTTATTGCGTGTTATACGGAATATGTCTGCTGCTTCTGGTGGCACAGGTAAACGGTCGGTACGTCTTGTAGACCGTGAAATCCTCGATGCTCAGACGCCTGATTGGCATGACCCATCAGTGAGCGGGGATGCTGCACATACAGGCACTGTTAAACACTACGTGTATGACGAACAAAACCCTCGTAATTTTTACGTGTATCCAGGGGTTTCTGGGAATGCCTATTTGGAGATTGTCTACTCGACAAACCCTACAACAGTTACCGCTTCTGACAATTTAGATATTCCAGATATTTATGCCAACGCAATAATGAATTATGTGCTGTACATGGCTTATATGAAGGACACTGAGTACGCAGGTAATCAACAACGGGCCTCTAGTCATTATCAACTGTTCATAGCCTCAGTGACTGGTAAAGGACAGTTAGATGCAATCACTAACCCAAATGCAGACAGAACACCTAACCCGCAATTAGTAGCGTCGGTATAAAACATGGCGATTTCTTATGAAACGCTGCTACCTCAAATCCTACCAATGGTTGTTGGATGCCCTGATACCTTAATTGAGAACACGGTTAGGTCAGCAGCTATAGAGTTCTGTGAAAAGACAGGCGCGTACCAGCAAGAGTTAGACCCGGTTACTACTGTTGCAAATATATATGAGTATGACCTAGAAGCGCCGTCTCAAACTACTGTTCACAAGATAATGTGGGCTACGTTTGAAGGTAAGGACATTGAACCTATATCGACGGGTTTGTTGGAACAGCGTAAACCGAATTGGCGTGATGCTGACCATTATGGTGAACCTGAGTATTACGTTCAGCAGAGTAGTTCTACGATTTGGTTAGTACCTGTACCAAATGCAAATACAGTCTCAAGCACAGTCATTCGAGCGCAGCTTAAACCCACCCACACATCCACGGCTTGCGATGAGCAAATAATGGATGAGTATCGAGATGCCATTGTTAACGGCACTTTGTTTAGGCTGCTACGGATGCCTGGTCGTGATTGGTCTGACATAGGTGGCGCACAGATTTATGGCGCACTTTTCAACGAAGCCGTTGTTCTTGCAGAACGCAGAGCACGACATGCAGATGAAGGAGTAGCAAGGAAGGTTAGTTATGGGGGAATCGGTCGTACTAAGCGATACACGCGATACGGTAGAGAGCGCGGGTAACCCTGTCGAAGTTGATATTGATGAACATATTAGTTGGGTTGCGCCTGCTATTACTGAAATTTTAGACGACAACCCAATGCTTACGTTCACTGCGGCGGATGTGTACTTAGCGTGTAAACAAGGAGCGGCAAAACTGTGGATAACTAAAGACGGGATGGTCGTTACCACAGGAGAGACAGATGTTTTTACTGGACGAAGAACGATGCTGATATGGATTGCTTGGGCCAGGAAACGTGGAATGAATTTGGTAGCAGCACATCAAGAATTTTTTAGAGAGCAGGCAAGGGACTTAGGTTTTGTGAAGATGGAAGTTAGATCAGCAATACCAGAGCTGAAGGACTACATACTTTCACAAGGTTGGGAACTGGACACTATTGTTTATACGAGAGACGTGTAATGGGCAGCAAACCAAAAAAATCAGATTTCAAGCAAAGTGCAGCCGAGGCAGCATCAGCCTCTGTCGCGTTAGATCGACAAAACTGGTTTAACGAGATGTATGGCCCAAAGTTGAAGGAGATGATGGCGTTAGCTAAAAGCGATGATCCTACACAGGTTGCTCGTGGCAGGGCTAATGCAGACACAATGCAAGCAACTACAGCACCATCTGCCCGACGAGCCCTACAGGGAGTTGGTGGTGGAGATATATCACAGGCTCTTCAAGGGCAGCTAGGTTTGGCAACGGCGGAAGGTACAAAACTTCAAAACAAAATGGGTTCGGAAGTTATAGGTGTTGCACAAGGTCAGTCAGCTGATAATTCAGCTGCGATGTCTAGAGTCGCGAATTTAGCGACTTCAGAGGCTTTAGCTAGAGCTACTGCGAAACAGGCAGAACGCGATGCTATGTTTTCAGCAGCAGGTCAACTTGCTGGCGCGACGTTAATGCGAGGAATGCAGAACAGAAAAACTAAAGGAATGCGAGAAGGACCGTTAGGAGCTGATGGAATGGGTCCAGGCGCACCAGAAGCAGTGCAAGGCAGCTTTTGGAGCCCAGTCGATGAACAGGGTAATTCTTTAAGTTTCTTTGGAAGAAGGGTTGGGTAAATGTTTGATCAATTTAGACAAGGTAACTGGTCGATGTATGGGGCTGGCTCTGGCTCTACTACGTCGTTGCCAACTGTGACAGACCCAGATGCAACGTTTGCCCAGATAACTCGTGATCAGTATATGAATTACATAAAGAACTTTCGTGGGTTTGAGGAAGAGCTTTTGGATAAGGCGAGTAGTGATACTTCGATCATAGACCAAGCTAGAGAAGACGCTGACATGGCTGCACCTTTAGCTACAGGTATCGCCCAACGTAATCAGCAGCGCTATGGCGTCGATCTAACGCCAGCCCAATTGAAAGAGCAGCAAAGAGGAATACAACGTTCGACCACGTTGGGCGGCATACAGTCGATTCAGGATGCGCGAATTGCCCAACGCGAAGCTAACACCCAATTGTTAGGAGATTTAATCAACATTGGACAAGGTCTGAACCGCTCATCGTTACAACAGATGGGGGATGCTGCTGCTAATGCAACTGCAAGGAATAATGCTTACAGGCAAGCGAAAGCACAACACAAGGCGAATACCTTCAGCACTTTAGGTTCGCTGGGCGCACTGGCAATACTGGCAATTTAGCGAGATAACGTATGGCATTTTTAGATGGTTTGTTAAGTGGCATAGGAGTGGGCCAACAATTCCAGCAGCAGCAGTTAGCTCAAGACCGCTTTGACGAATCGGTGCGTCAATTTGATGAGAATTATAAGCTCCAGCAAAAAAACTATAGTTTAAACCTACGGGATCTCAGAATTAGAGAGCAGGCAGCTCCCGGTTTACTCACGGCACAGGAGCTAAGTAACGACAAATTAATTAAAGAAAATCGATACGAAGATAATGACCGCTACATTGGTATGGCAGCAGATGCTGGCTTTATCGATCAAGCTAGTGGTGGACTCAGGTTCGACCTTGCAAGATCCGCGCAAAATATACTTGAAGGCGGCAGGGTTAACGATGAACTGGTCCTGATGACGCTCAACAGAGACCCAGATCTACCCAAAGGTTTCAAGTACGACAAGGTTGTACGCGCCCCTCTGAAGGGTGGGGGCATAATGGTCCAGGGTACTTATGAAGACGGTAAAAAAGGTGTGCTTACGTCTGATGGGCGAATAAGCGGCGATGCCGATGTTGCAGTACTGTCTGCAGATATGGTCGCGGGTTTAATGGAGGACGAGTACAGAACTAACATTCGCGGTAATAGTAATCTTGGAGCATCTAGTTCAGTCGTTCAGAGTCTTATTACGATGGGTGTTGGCAAAGCTAATGCAGCAGAACTTGTAAATGAAGAGACTGCTTTAAACACGCTACAGACGCAGTTGCAGGGCGAGATAGATAGGCTTGCTATAGACCCGCAAACGGGCGAAAAAGATATTGGGATGTCACGGGCATTCCGTGGTGTGTTGGCTTCCGCAACATCACCTCAAGAAAAAATGACTATATTGATTGATCAAGCTAACCAGCTTGGTATTCAAGTGCCTGATATTTTGACAAAAGCACTAGCTGATCAGTCCATAGACGCCACTCAACGTCAAGCTGGTACAACCCCTTCTGACTTAATGGGTGTAGAGCCTATTCAAGATGGTCAGACTGTAGCTCAACCTGCTCCGAATGTAGCTCAATCAACAACACCTGCCACTAGTCCTATAGCAGAAAAAAATCGTTTCGGTCTCTCTAGAGCCTATGTGCGAAAACAGCAGTCTACAGATGACCTCGACAGTCAGATTGCAGCGGCAGAAAGACGCTTGAAGAATGCTAATCCGAGGTCTAGAGCAGCAGCTAAAAGACGGTTAGAAGACTTACAAGCGCAGAAAGCTTCGTTATCTCCAGCGCAACCCCCTGCTGGTCAGGGTGGGCTAAGTAGTCTCCCAGATCAAACTGCTGAAATAAGGAAAGCTGCTGAAGCTTTAGAGAAAGGTATTTTCGCTAAGTTAGGTGAACTCTCACCAGAGGAGATTGCAGAGAGAGCGGCTTCGGGTGATCTCAAAGCAACGGCACAGGATGAAGCAAATCTAGCGGCAGTGCTTCAGGCAGCTGGTGTGCAGACGCTTGCCGATATACGAACTAAATTACCAACCAAAGCGCAAGAGGGAGCTTATGCGTGGTTGATGACCATAGCCCCTAGCGATAGCGCGAGAGAAAACATCAGAGCAGAGCTATCTAATCTTAGATCAGGCAGCGGTAGAGCAGATGCGTCACTTCTTGATCTACAGAACTTAGACGTTAATCGACAAAATGCTCTTACGCAGTGGAGGAGACTTGGTCTCGACGAAAGAAAGTTTGCTCTAGCTTTGAGGGAGTATGAAGAGGTTACTAGACCGAAAGCGGCCCTTGCAATTAATAAACATTTCTTTGAGGTTGAAAAACATGATTGGGATGTGAGCGAAACACTTGGTGTGCGTATTCGTGAACACTTCAAGCAGGCGAAGTATGCCGTCTATGGTTCAGACGATGGGACGCCAGATGGAAATCTCAATGACTCTCCAACGTTTGATAAAGCACGCTTTAATAAAGAATTTGCTGGTGCAGACGGTGCATTTACAAAAATGTACCAAGATTTCAGAAAAGCACCAGCTGCTCAAAAGCCGCAAATGCATCAAGCACTTAACTCTATGGTAAGTCTTGGATTTCAGACACTGGCAGAAAGCGAAGAGTATGGCCCACTATTTGCGAATTTAATGCCTGACGGAGAGATTGACCACATTGGCGGTAGTGACATTTTCTTGAATAGGTTAGCCGTTGATGAGGTTGATGGAAGGGGTAAGCCTAAAACTTACAAAGTAATAAATCCTGCGACTCAGTTGCAAACTGATGAAACTATCCCAGCTTCGGTAATCAAGAATTTGTTCGGTGCGTCCGGTTATACATTTGTTGAAAACGAGATTTTACAGGGGCCGGGTTCTCTAGCAGCGACGAATAGAGATTTAGCGGCGGCATCCAGATAACTAAGGTGCGCTAGTGGCTAATCCTGATCTCGTACAAAGTTTATACAGGCGCACAGCAACTCGTCGGCCTGTAGACCCTAGTTCGATACTCCAACGTCCTGACGATACTGCAGTTACCCCCGGCAGTCTTGGGGAAACTTTCGGGCGAGGCTTTGATGCTGGTATTGAAAGTATTCGTACCGATACGGATTATTTCAAAGGTTTGTTCAATACCGTAACGGGTGATGACGAAGCTGCTCAAGTTAACATACAAAATGCACGAGCACGCGAAGCACGAATCGCGGAATCCTTATCGGGATTAGAGGACTTCGGAGAGTTTGTTGAAAACCCCTCTTTGGAGGGTCTACTGTCTCAGTCAGCGAAGATGGGTGGACAGTTAGCACCTTATCTACTTACCACGATTGCGTCGGGCGGCAGTGGAGCAGCTGCCTCTTTAATTGGTAAAGGTGCGCTTTCGGCAGGTAGCCGTGTTCTTGCGAAACGTGTCATCCAAGATTCTATTGAGCGCACAATTAAGGATGAAGCAACTCCTAGTGAGCGTGACCTTGCTGAGTTAGCTTACCGCGCAGCTCGTCAAAACGTGCTTGCTAAAAGTGCTGATCGTTTAACGGCAAAGGGAGGTGCAATAACAGGTCAGCTTGCTGAAGAATTTACTTTACAGGCTGGCGCAAACTTTGGTGAAAACTTAACGGTTGATGGGCTAAGTGATCAAGAAGCTGCCTATCGAGCGTTAGCTATTGCAGCACCGCAAGCGGTCGTTGGTGTGGCAGGTGAACGGATTGTTCAGAATGCCATCTTTAAGAACCTTGCTAACATTGCTAAAGAGCGCGGTACTGATGGTTCAATGTTGGCCCAGCTTGGCAAAGAAGTAGCTCAAGCAACAGGTCGCGGAGCCGTTGGTGAGACAGCTGCTGAAGTTACCCAGGAAGGTTTGCAAGTTGCAGCTCGTCTGCAAGCTGATCCTACTTTTACGCGAGAAGATGCCTTACTTCGGTTAGGAGAGGCAGCATTTGGTGGGGCATTAGGCGGCGGTGCTGTAGCGGGTGGTGGTCGAGCAACAACAGGTGCTCTAACGTCAACTGGCAACATCATGCGTAAAGCAGGCGAGTTCATTGAACAGGCTCGTATGCAGCAAGTTAATGCTCGATACAATGAAGAGCAGTACGGTCTTTCTCCAGATGGAAATACCACGCAAGAGCCGCAGTCTCATATCAACGCACAGATTAGATCTCTTTTAGATGAGGCAACTGAAAGAGATAGCGTTTGGATAGCTGGAGATACGCCTGCCTATAACGCTTCAACTGATGTGACTAAGCCCGTCGAACAAGTTGATATCGAAGGACAAACGTTTCATATGAAGTTCGTGCCGGGTCGAGGCACGATAATTTCTAGAGACCCCGACCTGGTTCGAGCAGTTGTCGAAGCTGAAGCAAGCGATGAGTCGCTGAAGACAGCTCTTAAATATAGTAATACAAAGCCCATTGATGCTGACGTTGTTATTGAAGCGAGAGATAAGGAAGGCAACGTTGTTTGGTCTGAGGCAACTAACGAAGCTGGCGTTAACGATGCTTATGCCGCTGCCGTAACTCAAGTACCCGAAGGTGGTCAAATTACGCGGCAGTCTATTGAAGGTGCGCTTGAAGAACGAGCCAAACTTGTAAGAAATGAACAAGGCCCACAAGTCAGGAATATAGACTTCACTGACGAGCAGCGTGCAGAGATGGATGCTTGGTATGACGCGAATCCTGAGTTTAGAGAAGACACTGAACTAGAAGCTGTAGACCCCGTTGAAGATGATAGTGACCCCAGCCCAATTGATATGGGCGAAGCTCAAATGGTGGTTCCTGATCCGGTTAACTTGGGCACAAAGGAAACTTATACACCAAGAAAAGAAGGCAAGATTTACGAGAAGACGCAAGAGCTTCGGGACAAGTTCGCTCGATTGTTCAACCCGCAATTGCAATCAGACGGCACGCGATTAGGACCAGCATTTCTTGGTAAAGATGAATACACAGATATCGACTTTAACGATCCAGATTTTGAAGCAATCCCAGATACGCTACTGAATCAAGCGATCAAAGCGAAAGAAGCAGATCCTGAAGCTGATATCTATATAGAAAAAACCGAAGATGGTTATAAGCTTTTAAGACAGCCCAGAGAAGGCGAGCAAACATTCGGGTTTGATACACGCCAAGGTGAAACGGAAGAAGAAGCTTCCCCGCGTAATCTTAGAGAAGCCGTTTTACGAGCAATTAAGGTTGCTGCTAGTAGTGAGTGGGCAAGTAAATATCAAACTAAAAGTAAAAAGAACAAAGGTTGGGTAGCGAAGAAGGACTCTCAGAAAGTAAAAGTTGACGGGCGTGATGTAAACCTTATCGATCTTGTTAAAGAAGGTCAGCGCATCTCTGCGACAGAAGAACGCACGACTTTTACTCAGGGCGGTGAGTCTTATTCACAACGACAGGGCTTCATTAGGATTATGGGCCAACTTCTTGCTGATGGGCATACCGTTACGATTGGTGGTCAAAATATTACGCAAGGCTTGATTACCCAAGTTGAGTACATTACGGATGCATTAGCGGCTGAAGAAGCAGCGTTAGCCGATGCCTTACTTGAAGCTGGTATGGACGTTGACGATGTAAGTGCTTCACGGATAGATGAGCTACTGCAGAGTCTTGAGGAGGCTCAAGCTGATAAGTTGGTTTCTAACATCCCTGGACAAGATGCTTTAGCTCAGTTAGTCCAAGAACGCCGCCGTTATAATCGAGAATATGCCGCAGCAATGAGAGGTGGTGAAGCTTCTCCAGACATACCACGTAGTCCAATACTTCAACTTCTAGATATTCCTGCTGGTTTTAAAGACGGCAAAGTACTTTCGCTTGGAAAAATCTTATTAGCACGATCAGACGAAGCGAAGCCTGCCGACAGAACTTATGAAGTTCTTAACGAACGGAACAGCGTAGTGTTCAGTGGAGATAGGCAGCAGGTCATTGAATTTCTTGATAACACAGAAGATTCAGATCAACTCAGAGTTACTCGCCCAGAACGCACGCGCATAGACGGAACGTTAGTTGCGCGAGAAGAAGTAAACATTCAAGAAGAACCTTCGCAGGGCGACGAAGGTGAGATGGGCTATGTCCCTGATATGAACGAGTTTGATCCAGAATCTGGCTATGCGTATTCCGCCAACTGGGCACAACCGGGCAATGATGCCCCCAAGAAAAAGATTTTTGGTTTAAAAAATTCGACTGTTGCTTCAAAAATTCTGAATTCAGCCCGTCGAGTTTTGAAGCTCGATAAAGCAGTTTCTGTCTTCAATATCGATACGATACTGTCTGATGATACTGTAACTCAAGGTGAGTACAGACAGCTATTTAAAGATCCTAGAGTCGCTGATTACATCCGACAAATCGCGCAAGAGTTACGTGATGAACCTGATAGCAAAGGGCGCTATGTTGGGTTTGCAGATGCCCACATCATCCTTGTTAACCCTGCCGCAGAAGTAAATGCACTAGAGACTGGCTTAATTGTTGGTCACGAGTTGGGCCATGCTTTGTTTCGAGAGCAACTATCTAGCACTTTGCAAAACCCTGTGCTTTATAACCGCCTGTTCAGAGATTTTGAAGCCGCTCGTGATGCGAAAGGTGCTCCTGCCGCGTACCAAGGAAACCGAGGCTTTGAAGAATGGTATGCAGACCAAACAGCATACTGGGCACAGAAGCTGTACTTAAAAGAAGAAGAAAAAGAAGCTAGTACTGTAACAACACGCGATGTTGTTGTGGATTACTTCACATTCAAAGATTGGCACTTCGAGCAAGGTAAGAAAACCTATCGGGTAAAAGAAGTCAAAGGGGCTGTTGCAGCGCATTTTAAGAAGCTCGTAAAAGAACTTAAAGAATGGCACACCCAACTGTCTAAAGACCTACGGACCCGTATCAGTAGAGAAGCCTATACAGAGGGTTTTGATAGCTACATGGATGAAGTTGTAACGCGAGGCAGGCGGTCTAGTGCTGATCCAAATGTTACAGGCGCACAAGCCGCAACTTGGCAACAGAAGACCATGTTGCGAAAGATGGCAGAAGTCCAAGAGAAAGAAGCGCCTGGGTTTGCAAATAAGATTAAAGAACAAGTTGCCAAAATTATCCGAAGCGATGGTTTCACCCCGATTTATAACTTTATGTTTACAGCGGATTCGCGTTTGCGAAAAATTGCTGGCGACAAATTGGCTGATTTGTTCTATTCCCGCGCCCAAGATTCTAAGGGTAAGGGCCGCACTCGACTTGGTTTCCTAAAGTCAGCTGCTCTAGAAGGTAATGCTTGGTATAGCAAACTGGAAGATATGATTGAGGGTGACCTCAACTCGCCAGAAGTCAGACAGGCGATGGATGAAGCGTTTTCCGGTGCAAAGACTGCAGATCTCACGTCAGAAAATGCCGTGGCGATCCGTAACTGGTTTGATCGAATCTATGACGAATATATAGAACCGTCTAATACGGATATAGGACGCCGAGATAACTATGCTCCTGTCGTTCTTAAATTGTCTGAAATTGAGAAGAACCCAGAAGCTTTAGTTAAATTACTTTTGGCAGCGGAACCAGAAGCTGATAAAGCTAAGATCCGACAAGCGGTAGATAAGTTAGTTTCGTATCAACATGTGGTAATGGAAAACTTGCCTATTGATATCAAGGAAACTGATCCCGCTGCAAGTGCAGAGAATGCAATCCGATTAACACAATTAATAGATAGAACTGAACTACAAAAAGCAGGCTTTTTAGAAGATTCAGATGTGGCGCTGCTTCGTTACACGAACCACATCGTAAAGCGCGTTGAATGGAATAAACATACTAAAGACGATCAGGGAAATAGCATATATGAAGAGGAGCTGGCTAAGTTACCCCTGAGAGAGCGTGAGGAAGTTAAGAAAATAGTTCATAAATATCTGGGCTATAACACTTCCCCGCTATCCCCTATGTGGCGAGCGATAAACAGTTGGGGATCGGTACTACAGGTTTTTGCGATATTGCCTCTTGCGACATTAGGCTCACTGCCAGAGTTAGCTGGACCAGTTATTGCCAGTAAAGAATTCAGTTCTCTGTCGGTTGGTATGAAAGAAATCTTCAACACCATTAAGAACCGCGAGGAAGCACGTCAACTCGCGAGGGATATCGGTGTTGTGACCAGCCAGTCTGTTGCAAACGCGATGATGTCTCAGTCGGAACTAGAATGGATGGATCAGTCAGCTAGAAAGCTGACGGACGGTTTCTTCAGAGTTACGTTGCTCGACACTTATACCAAGTTTACTCGTGAATTCGCTGTAAACATGGGCGTCCGTTTCATTATGAAACATAGCGATTCGGAGTCTGCTGTTGCAGATTCACCGCGTTATTTACAAGAACTAGGCGTAACAGCAGAAGAAGTGAGAGCGTGGTCCGATAGTAATCAGGACTTCACGACACCAGAAGGCCGCAAGGTTAGGCAAGCTCTGCAGCGATTCGTAGAAACGTCTACTTTACGCCCCAACGCGGCAGAGAGACCGTTGTGGGCTTCAGATCCACACTGGGCTCTGGCATGGCAGTTAAAAGGTTTCTTCTATTCTTATGGAAAAGTCTTACTAGCAGGCGCGAAACGGGAAGCATCAGCGCGGTTAGAGGGTGCGAGTCGAGCAGATGTAAACACTTATGCTGCTATGACGGGTGCTGCAGGTGTGTTCGCGCTGATGGGTATAGCGACGATGCCTTTAGCTATGTTGGGCATGGAATTACGGGAATATGCCAAATATGGCCTAGCTTGGGCAATTCCAGGCATTGATCACGAAGCGAAGAATTACTTCCGCACAGATGATCTCACATGGCCTCAATACCTTAGTGCTGCATTTGATCGATCCTTTGCCGCAGGGCCAGTCACCATTGCTTCTCAGGCTATGCAAGCAGCTGATTGGGGTCGCGGAGTGACGGGAGCAGCGGCTGTCGTAGCAGGTCCAACTGCTGAGACGTTAACTCGTATGTTTACTGATGGCTTTGGTAGCACTTTTGAGAATCGAATGCTCCCTACGGGATTGCTCTGATGGACGAGATCTCTCGCAGACTAGGACGTGTCGAGGAAAAGATTGACCGCCAGACTGAGATATTGACCTCTTTGGCACGGGTAGAAGAGCAGATTAACGGCCAAAACGCTCGTCTGAAACGGCATGAGTTTAGACTCGATGAAAACGAGCGCAAAGTTGAAGAGATGGCTGAAACGCAAGCGACTAATTCTCATGTCATCAAAGTAGGCCAAGGTATTGTTGCTTCAATTTGGGCAGCTATATTAGCTGCAATATTATATATGCTTGGTAGAGGGTAATGTTCAAATACTTCAAGATAGATGAATTCAACTGCCAGGAGACTGGCGAAAATGAAATGTCAGAGGAATTTATCCGCAGGCTGGATGAACTTAGGGAGACGTGTGGCTTCCCCTTCAGGGTAACCTCTGGGTTTCGGAGCAAAGAACATAGCATAGAAAAGCGTAAACAGAAGCCTGGACAGCACGCCCTTGGGATTGCCTGCGACGTAGCAGTTAACGGTGGAGTCCAGCGAATGAAAATCGTCGAGCAGGCGTTATTACTGGGTTTTACGGGGATCGGGGTCGCAAAAGGCTTTGTTCATGTGGACATACGAGAGAGCACCCCCGTTCTTTGGTGCTATTAATTTGGTAGATTAATAATACCCTGGATAATATAATTGAAAAGATTATAGGTAAATGATATGGCTTACTCCCAAACTCTGAACATGGTAGTTGGAGATACGCTGCCCGAATTAACCGTCACGCTGAAAGATAAGAATACAGCTGCATCTGGTCAAAGTTTGGACGCCAATGACTCCGACACCTGGGCCCCGATTAATTTGACGGGATCAACAATTCGTCTCCGAATACGAGAAGTAGGTGGATCGACGATTACTGATACCAGGACGATGTCGATCACAGATGCGACAGGCGGTCAGGCGGCAACTATCTTTACGACCTCCTCGTTCCCTTCTGCCGGAACATACGAGGGTGAGATCGAAATGACCACCTCTAGTGGTGGCATACAGACCATATATGACCTTGTGAAATTTAAAGTCAGAGAAGACTTCGACTAATGTCTAACGCTTTCTTTACACGAAAAGAGCTTGAGGCGCTAATCAGTCGCGTAGAAGCGGCGACCTCAATCGACTGGCAAGATGCAGCTGCCATTGGTGACAGTGATTTTGTCGAAGCGCTTTATCGGCTAGATCCTGACACGCTGAACCGCTATCTGACGGAAGCGTTAAACATGTCAGACGCAACGGCGGTTGCCTATGCCAAAGTGCTGTCCGACAGCCTGACTATGTCTGATAGCGCAGCAACGGCAATGCACTTCCGCAGGAATCCGTCTGACTC